CCGAAAAGAAAAAACACCAATAACTCATCATTATTGGTGTTCTTATCACAAGCTAAAAATTAAGCACGTTTGAAGTCAAAATGCACAAATTTAAAAACGCCAATTTTTAATCAATAAAATCAATTTGTTAAATACCTGTAATATTATTTATTTCCGAAAATATGCATATTTTTCCGAAACTATGAAAGTTACAGGGTGGTAACAATACCTGTAATTATAGCATATAGACATTTCAACATTGGAAAATAATGCGGCCAAAATTGACCGCACTTTACTCATTACAATATATCGTTAATGTATTCGTAACCCACTACTTTGAAATCACTCGCAACACTCAAATCAACCTCACCACGGTCAATGCGAGCTTTTTCGGCAAGCATTGCAGATTTTGCATCGGTGTAGCTTGATTCATTAAGAATAGTATTCGACAAATAGCTGTTTCGTTCAAATGGTTTATTAAGCAAGGCTGTTAAACCATTTTTATTTACATAAACTTTGATGCCAACACGCTCAAATTCACTATTTGCCGCTTTAACTCTAATGCCTTCAAGGTAATTGTCTGTGAGCCATTTTGCGAGATATTTATAAACACGTTCTTCACGTTCTTGGCGTTCACGTTCTTGGCGTTCACGTTCTTGGCGTTCACGTTCTTGGCGTTCTTGGCGTTCACGTTCTTGGCGTTCACGTTCTTCACGTTCTTGGCGTTCACGTTCTTGGCGTTCACGTTCTTGGCGTTCTTGGCGTTCACGTTCTTGGCGTTCTTGGCGTTCACGTTCTTCAACATCATTAATCTGTTCTTGACTGATTAGGGCATTAATTGTTTCAGCTTCCAGTCTATAAATAGGTGCAAGATAAAACGAATATTCACTTTGTTCAGTGTAAACTAATAATGTTTTATTTGTTTTAATTAAACTAACATTATCATTTTCAGATTTAATACAAATTGCATTTTGACACTCTGGCGGTAAATCAATCGTAGCTTGAATACTATATGCTTGATAATTTTCAGGTTTCGCAGGTATTTTGATTAGAAACGCTTTAATAGACTTATTTTTAAGTTTTTCAATATCAAGCTCTAATTTTGCCATATCTTGACCAAGTTGGTAAATTAAAGTTTGGTCGTCTTTAATTTGTGTAGGTTTTGCCATTATAATAGTCCTCTTTTCCTTGTTGATAGATTTTTAATAAATATTGATTGTAAGCCTCTATTGGTAGTCCATAAGGCTTAATCTTGACTGTGATATTCGGTCTTAATCGTTTAACTAATCTGATAATCATCTCGCCTCCGTTACATCGTGGATAAGCGTAAATTCACCGCCTGCAAGCGTTCTGATTAATCCTTGCGGACTTGTGCATTGCAAATCCCAACTTGCAGTCTCCCACTTAGCACCTAGCGTTTTATCGTGCGATAATGTAACGGTTACTAGATTTTCGCTTACAGTAATCTCACCTGTTTCGGTTGATAGTTTGATTGTTTCGCCTTTCTTTGGCTCAATCCACATGTCAAACTTACTACCAGTCAAATCACTTTTCTTCTCATCATCTTCTAGGATTTCAAACGTCCATCCGTCATCATCACCACGTACTGTTTCTAGCTCAATGTTTTCCATTTTTGCTCCAAATAAAAACCGCACAATGATTTCTCAAAGTGCGGTTGATTTTAGTTTAAGTTTGATTAGATTACGATTAAGCCATTTTCTTTTAAATGCGTGTAGATTCGGTTAATCATTACCTGTTTCAATGATTTTGATGTCTCTTCTTTCGTTAATGGTTTATCCATAATTGCGCTGGCTGTTTCGCCATCAATCCATTTGTATTCGGATGTAATAGGCGTGAAATCTGTTACGGAATCGCCACTGTCAGCACCTGAACCAACTACATATTTAGCATTAATCGAACCGTCCTCTTGAATTGAAAAAGAGGCAATGGTTGAGTAAACAGGGTTTAGAATTTTATTGAATTGCATAAGCATCCTCATTTTTTAGTTTGCGGTAAAGTGAATTTGGACTAAATTTGTGCGGGTTATTAAACCCTAGACATTCGGCGCACCATTCGGAGCAGAAGTATTTTTTAGAGTTTTGCTTGAATGGCAGAAGCACGCCAAGCGCACCAAACCAGTCATATTTCAGCCCCGCAGTTTGTTTGTAGAATAATCTGATTAAATCAGCGTCAATATCAACTTCGACCAAATCCCATCTGTCGCTAGGTAACGGCATAAGTCTAAGTCTTACATCTCCATCAATATTGCTTGCTGTGTAGCACTCAAATAACATTTTCCCGTTCTTCTCATAATTAGGGATAGCCATTTCACAATGGCTATAATCCCCTTTTGTCAAAAAACGTATTGTGTCATCACACAAGCGATAGACTGTGTTTTTAAAGCCTTTCCGTTTGCGTTTATGCTTGTAGAAAGCGATATATACTTTCGACATATTTTTAACTCCATAAATAAAAACACCAATTCACAGTAGTGAGTTGGTGTTAGCTGCGAGCCACCATAAAGGTGAATGTGGTGCCGTTGATGTTTATGTATTTATCGCTGGCTCTAAGTCTTATTCGTATCCTGTGCGCTCTGTTTGGCTCCAGATCCATCATTGTTGTTAGCATTATAAACTGTTCATTTGAGTTACTTTTTTCTGGCGTTACGTTAGTGTAGTTAAATCCTCTGCGTTGATCGTTTAAGTACATCCTAATATGAACACCTGAGAATCTGTCATTATCACTCTCATTGCTCGAAGAATAAACTCCGAACGGCAAAACTGCTGGATAAAGCAAGGCTTTGCGCCAAAACGGAGCGGCTGGCAAGTCTATGGTTAAATGAGTATTCTCCCAATCATACCTATTATCCGCTCTATAAGCAGATACGCTATAAAACTTGGCAATATCACCAATGATGTTATCAGCCTTAATGGTTTGACCTTCGATGTTCACCCCTCGAATCGTGCTACCCTCAATGAGTACACCTCGAATAGTGCCACCACTGATATTAGAACCTCTAATATCGCCACCACTGATAGTATTACCGTGAATGTTTGTACCTGTAATCTCGCCTGCTGTAATTCTTCCGATGTTAGAGCTGATAGCTGACAAGCTACCAACATTTAACTTATCGGAAGTCAGTGAACGAGAGACGATATGGTTTGAGTTAATGCTATTTGTCGCAATATGTTTGGCCGCTATCGCACCTGCTGCGATATTGTTAGCTGTTACACTATCCGCACCGAGCTGTTTAGTGGTAATAGAGTTTGTAACAATCGAGCCACCATCAATAGAGGTTATCGAAGTTTCTCTCCACGGACTAGGTGTATTTTGACTTAGCTCAACTTCCTCAAGCATTGCCCTAGCCATATAGCAGTCTTGGTAGGCTTGCTTATAACCAAATCGTGTGATACGGAAAATAAGACAAACGACACCAGACTTAGGAGCGGTAAACTTAACAAAAGCTCTATGTGCTTTACTCGTATCTACCCCATTTGCAAAATGAGACGAACTAGCCTCAACGCAAGCCTCGCCATTATTCAGCAATATTCTATCTCGCTCACCAAATAATCCAGAGTCAGCAATCCAGCGGACATAATTTTCACGATTAGCACTATATTCTTCAGCTATCAGATATCCACCGCAATGATGGCAACCTACATAAGCAGAAAATATGTAGGTTTTGCCAGCGATAACATTAGCGAAAACTCGTGCATTATCCACCCAATATTGATTATTTCTGCTATCGGTAGCTAATTGTGCGAATCCATTCACAGTCCATCTAGCAAAGCTAAACGTTTCATTTTTATACTGGCTGTCTCTTGGTCGGTAAGCTTGGTTTGTGTTATATCGTAGATTTTCATACTCAACGCCAACACTACCTACCGTCCAATATTTTTCGATTTCCTTGTTATACCAAACAAAACCGTGCCAGCCATCAGAATTACCAGTAAACAACGGGTTGTGCAGTAAATTACCACCCAACCCCAAGGCTAGTTTTTCGCCTGTGATTTGTGTTGTAGCAATATGCTCAGCTCTAATCGCTCCAGCCTGTAACGCACCAGTAGTAACAGAATTCGCTGCTAACTTAGAGGCTGTCACTTCGCCATCAGCAATTAAATCACCAGCGACTACCGCTTTTCCGTTTTGAACCTTGAATATCGGTTTCGGTGTTCCGTTGGCATTTGGCACAACTTGGAACTTATCAGCCATTACAATGACAGAGCTTTCTTCTTTGTTTGCACCAAGAGAAATACCTGCTATTGCGGTCTTACCGCCAGAAATAACTTGCGTTTTAATTGTATGTGTAGCGAGCAACTTACCATTAACATCAGCAACTGCTTGACTAACGCTTTTAACTTCAGCTCTTGCACTTGCCACACTGCTTTCTGCATCTTCTGGTGCAGGTGTCCAGTCTGTTGCAACCGTGCCGCGCTCAAATTTGATTTTATTGATAGTGTATTCAGAGTTAGCAGTGTTTGGATAAAAATACAGATTTAAGTGTGTATTATCTGCGTAATCACCTGTATTATTACCGCCATTCGCTAACGCCCATTTACCTTTGCCTTGATAAACACCGTCAGCAACTTTCTCTAAGCGTAAAATCTCGCCATATGCCCTAGAGTTAAAAACCCCAATACCTGTGCGGTCTGCGCCAATTTCACCGTATAGCGTAACAATCACATCATCACCGACAGCAGGAGCTTCCGTGATTTTATAACGTTGTCCGTAATCAGAGCTTGTGATAGGTGTGCCACTATCTCTAATCAAGTTTCGTCCGCCAACTTGCAATTTGTCCAACTCTGCTTTCGCATTATTAACTTTAATGGAAAGAGACGCTGTCTCGGACTTAGCTTGTTGAGCTACAGAGTTAGCTGTATCAGCGGTTGATTTCGCTGAGGTGATTTCGCCAATTAAAGCGTTGTCTAATTGGCTTTTGTTTACTTTTCCACTCAAGTCACTAGCTTGTACCTTGGTTGTGTATTCACGGCCATTCCAGATATACAACTTGCCATCTGTGCTGTTGTAAACTTGGTTGTGTCCTTGATATTTGCCGGTATTTAAACCAGCGACCGTTTTAACTAAGTCTAGGTTTCGAGCAGGCAAGGCGGTATCAATTACTTCATCGGCGATGTTTTTAGAGAGTTTTTTGTTTAAAATCTCTAGCTCCGCATCAATATCAACCGAGCTTTCACCGCGAACACCAGTCAACTGATAAAATGGACCAATATTCACACCTCTAGTGTGTCTTAGCCAATAGTATCTAACCTGTTTAGCCCCAACATCGTGCGTGTAAACTCTAGAATTTACTTTAGTCAGCAATCTTGCGGTTTTAATATCATCAGTTTCGCTGACAAATATTTCCGTGGCCGTTGCGTCATTTATCCAATCCCATTCGATTGTGATATTCCCGAGTCCACCAGTAACTCTTACGCCTGTTGGCGCTGGCGGTTTATCAATAACGAACGTTTGAGTTCTTTCGCTTAATAGCTGTCCGCTCTCGTTCTTAATCTGAATAACAATGGTGTATTCGCCATTCTCAAAGTCATCAAGATTGATATTTGGCGATGATTGCCCCAGACGAACATCATACAAAGCACCGTCTTTGTAGATTTTGATGTCGTATTTAACTAATCCACTACCACCTGTAATATCAGCGGAAAAACTAACGCTTCCGTCTTGGTTGACATTAACTTTAATATTGCTGATTTGAGGTGCGCTTAGGATTGAAGTCGCTCTAGGCTCAAACTTCGCACCATTATCAACAATAGCCTCTTTCTGCGGCTCGTGTTGTAAGGCTGTAATGGTGTATTTGCCTTTCTCTTCCTCTTTAACGGAGATAGCTTTAAATAACTGGCTTGTTACCTGTTGAGTGGATAACGACCAAACTCCATAAACCTCTAATCCTGCTGGCTCTTGGTCTAAAGTAACCTCTGCACCTTTCGCAGAAATAATCTTAATGTCTTGGTGTTTAGCTTGAGTATTGATATAGCTAAAATAACTGTTACCGTTTATAGAAATCTCTCGATCTAAAGTAACTTTATTGCCATTAATTGCTAAAACTCGACCGCCAATATTTGTGCCTGCGTAGTACGTATCGGCGACCTTGATGATGTCGCCAGGGATATGCATCAAGCCTTCTGCGCCAACCGTAAATGTTACGGTTTTAGTCTCAAGTTTTTCTGTTTGCAACAACCATAAGCCAGTACGATGTGCCTGTCCTCGAGAGGTGCAGCCAAAGGCGGTGATTTTCTTAACGTTCAATCCATTTTTGCGGATTGATTCATCGTCCGAAACATACTCAATCGCTCTTTCGTAGGAGTTATCCTTGTCTGCATATTCAACTTGGATTGCGTTATGGCGCGCTTTCTTAGCTGAAAATGTGTAATTAAATCCGCTCTCATCCACGTTTGCGTTTGTGTATGTCCAAACTGGATCGGCTGGTCGATCCATTACAACTGTTAGCTGCTGACCGTTCCACACCGGCATCGCTCGGAAGATTGAACAGATGTCATTAATCACATCATACGCAGAACGCTGCTCTGTTAGCCACGCATTACAGGTGAATCTCGGCTCTCTACCACCAAAACCATCTGGGACGAGCTGGTCGCAGTATTGAGCAACTTGGTACAAGGTCCACTTATCAGCGCCGAACTCGCCTAGTCGATTACCTAAGCCGTAACGTTTATTTGTAACAATATCAAATAGCACCCAAGCAGGGTTGTCTGTCCAGTCTATTTTAAATGTACCATCCCAAACGCCTGAATACTGCCTTGTTTTCGGATTATAGTTACTAGGAATTTTTACTTTAATCCCCAATAAGTCATAGGTTCTATTGGGGATATTACCGAAGTATTCGGAGTCAAATTTAACCCCGATTAAAGCGGTATTTGGATATGTGAACTCTGTATCAATAACCTCTGTGTAGCTCGACCATACCGTGTTGTTCTGGAGTCGCTGAGAGTTGCTATCAGCCGTTAGTCGTTCAACCTTAATGGTAAACGGAACAGGCGGTAAGTTTTTAAATGTGTGCTGTTGAAGATATTGAGAGCTGTACTTACCAAAGATTGTCACAGGGTAAACTGTGCCACCAATAGTAATCGCAAGGTTCACTTCGGTTTCTTTGATATCCCCATTTTCTTCAATATTGGATAGGGACTGCACACCAATGGTGAATCTTAATCTTGATACCTTGCTATCTGTGATTGTTCTTGTAATTGGTAGATTGTTTTTAACCTGTGCGCCAACGGAAACTTCTTTTTCGGAAGTGTTAAATCCACCTAGCACACCTTGAACTTGACTGCCTACTCGGCCTTGCAGTGAAAAGTTTTTAAAGTTATATGAATTATTGCTATTCTGAACTGGTGTATTGTCTAGATAAACGGATTTCATACCGTTTGCCAATCCTGCGACTTCGCCATCGGAAAGAATCTCGACAATCTTTACAAGTTGTTTACTGCGGCTAGTTTCTTTAGCCTCAACTGGCGTATGTGCGCCACCACCACCTTTACCCATTTTAAGACTCCCACGCCTCTAACCAAGGATAGATTCTTCCGCTTTTATCTCGATATCTATTTTTATCAATGATTCCGTTATTACCGCTATTACCGCTACCATCGCCACCGATTTTATTTCCTCGGTCAGCTAGAGTTGGCTCTCTGTCAACGTCCATAGTCTCTATACCCTGTGAGATAATTAGCGATCCAACTCTAATTCGTCCATAAGCAAGCGGCACAGGACGACCTTGCGCCGCCATGTTTGAAAGATTTGAAAAACTTGTTGATTGTTTCTTTTCAGCCTCTTTACCAGATTTCATAGATGGCATTTTTGTTAGCATTTGAGCTACGCCACCAGCCATTAAACCAATACCTGCACCGACAAGATAATATTGTTGAAATACTGCACCAACAACAACCATCACGGCACCGACTATCGTTTGAAATAACCCAGCCTTTTTCGAGCCTTTTAGAACTGGCGTAAAATGGACTGTCGCATTTTCTTTCAAGTTTTTATTTAATCCTTGCTCCAAATAGCGATTATCTAAATACTCTCGCCCTACCCTTACAGTAAATAAGCCTTGCTGAATGAATTGTCTTAATTTTGGTATTTGACTTGTTAGAGCTTGAACAACTTCGGCTGGTGTTTTGCAATCTAGCCTAAATTCAGTTCCAAACTGTTTAAGGGAACCGTAAAATCTAACGTTGACCATTCTTTGTATCTCCAAATGCTGTGCGTGTGTTTAAGCCAATAACCATCGTACAAATCACGCTTAGATAATCGTTTCGGTGCGTGATGCAACACCATCTGATTGCCTACATAAATCGCTGCGTGATTAGGCACATCAGATCCGATACTGATTAAAATTACATCGCCAATTTGTGGCTCGCTAACTTGCTCAAATCCGTGTTTTTCCATATTGTCCAAGTAGAGATCGAAACCATCTTCCCACCAGTATTCTTGCCGTTCGAAATCGGGAAATTCACGACCAGATAACCGGTAAAAATCTCTAAATAGCGTGTAACAATCCATTTCACCGTGACTGAAGTCACGACCGATTAAAAATGGGATTTTCTGAAAAATATGAATTTGCTCATCACAAACTAACCAAAAATCTAATTGGCTATAGAGTTGAGTTTGTAAGTCTGATTGAGAGAGCTTTGGCTCGCCTTGTGGGTGTGAGTGGACCAATGCCACAATCTCGCCTTTCTCTGATGCACTGATGTAATCCTCTGGCGATATTTCAAAGTGTTTTTCTTTATCTTCCGCTATGTTTTCACAAGGTATAAAGACTTTTTCATCATCCACTAAAACAACAAAACCACAGCTTTCCTGTGGTTCTTTTGATTTTGAGTATTTGATTATCTCGTTGTGTAGTTTTCCGTCCATTATCTACCCCAGCTTATCAACGCTAACAAATCCGCCATAGTTGTGCGTATTGTTTCTTAATTTGCAACCAGTTAATAAACCACTGCACTTGTCCTTTTTAGGGTCGGTTGTCGGTTGATCTTTTTCGTCTGCAACTGCTCTACCTGTATAACCGCACTCAACGCCTCGATAAAGCCACGAACAAGTAGATGTAATCATTCGCCCGATTAAAGCGTTATCAGTCTCTGACGGCAAAGCTAGAGTAAATTGAGCTACATCTCGGTTAAGCGAAGATAATTGCTCAATAAGAAAATAACTCAAGACTTCCTGTGATGGGTCGGCTTGTTTATTCCCATCTACGAAATTCACCGCATCAAGATAGTGCATATAGACCAATCTTCGTCTAACTACACCGCCAAGACACTGTTCAAAGCGATTACAAAGTGCGGTAATAAATCCACCAATGTTCCCGATTGTTAATGTTGGTCGGTTGCTTGGTCCGTTGCCAGACATTTCAAAGCCATCCGCCTTAACTGCAAATGGCTCATAAGTCTTACCTTGCCATACGATAGGCTGTGATTTTTCGTTGGTGCCGGCATAAAAACGGTATAATTCACCACTAATTCCGTCACTATCACGCAACGGTCTTAAATCAACCTCGAACAGCTCAATAAGCGCGTTTTGCTCTAGCTTGGCAAGGTCTAACTTGAATTGATTACTAATTGCTTGTGGCATTATTTACTCCAATAAAAAACCGCACCCTGTTTCCAAAGTGCGGTCTTTTTAAATGATGTTTCTACATTTCACAGCGTTGCTTTATTTGCGCTCTGCTGTTGTGTAGTAATTGTGCTGCCGGAAGACGATCCAACATTTTTTTGATTATCGGTTGTGTGTCGTGGATAACCTTGTTACACCATCTCAAATTAAATTCAGGCAAGCTATAAAGGTTGCCGTGAATAATTGGTTGGATTTTTCGTAACAAGAAACCAACACTATCGGAAAAATGCGTAAATGCCATCCAAGTATTGATTAAATCTTTAAGTTCGTTCTCAGTTAAATTAAGATTCATACTTAATTCTTTCTTTTCCTCGATAATCAATTCACCCTCTAGCACGATTCTGTGAACATACTCCACCGCTTGCGGTAACTGCTCTAATGTCAAATCTTCGATTGATTCCACATTAAAGCGTTGATGGATTAAATGATAGGCATCGGAATAAATTAAGCCTTTCTTACTCACCAACATATTTACGGCATTGCGTAAGCCTGTGCGATCATCTACTGTGGTTTTTGATTCATATTTACCAGTTTTACGGATTGCCGGCAAAACCTCTGCTGTTACCCATTTTCTAAAACGGTGTGGAACAGATCCTTTTTTCACTGCATCACGGCAGCGTAAGATCAAAGTGTACATTCCGCTTTCGCTGATGATAGAAATACTTTGAGCGCCTTTTCCTGCCTGACTGTCGGTTAAACCGATAGTCGCCTTTTCATCATCATCTAGCTTTAATAAAGCATCGCTTACGTTAGATATTTTTAACGTGTCACAAACGTCCTTAGCAATAAACCAAGGCTCATTGTTAATAGCTAAAGTGCGGATGGATTTTGATTCAAATTTGAATGTAGAGAGTTGGGATTGAGTTTTCATTGAACACTTCCTTTTGATGGATTGATAATTTACCCATAATTGGGCGACCAACGGCTCAAAACCTGTGTTCAATCAGGCGGAGTTATTCCCTTTCGGTATTGTATTCCTCGCACCGTCGGTCATTGATTCTTTGAGAATTTTATAATGGCGGTAAAATTTTCAAATTTTAGATACAAAAAAATCACGCTGACGGGGTGAATAATACCGTTGAACATAAGGCTTTTGAGACCTTGAAACACATACTAATAAAAAGCCCCTTTGTAGTCAAGAGGCTGATTTTCAGTTTTTTGTAAAAAGAAATGTGTAAGCAATAAAGAATAGGATAAATGCTACAACAAGAATTTTTCCTATCGGTTGGTTGTTACTTTTCTCTTTATCTTCAGATTGGTTTAACTGCGAAAAATATTCGGCAATATCTCCCACATCTTTTCCTGAACTAATATCAAATACTCTTTGTATATCGTTCAGGTAAAAGACCGACTCTTGCTCAAGTTCTTCGCAATATCCCCAAATAGCATTTTTTTCTGGGTAATAATCAGTAATTGCAACATTTAATGTTACAACTTGCCCATCTACAACATAATCAATCAACACATCAAGGTAGCAATAACCCTCCTCTTTGCTTGAGGAAAATTCCAATTTATCGCGCTTAGAGATACCAGTTCCCGGTATTCCTAAATTACGATAAACGCCATTTTTTCCTATATTAATTGAGGCACCTTTAACCCCAGCCGTGACACTTACACCTGATTTACTTAGATTTAATTTTACTCCCGGTAAAATTTTCTTTGTTTTTCTGAATCGAATAGCCACACAATCCTCCTAACTCAATAAAATTGAATGCCTAGTGATTCTACTTTATTTCAACTTTTTTATTTGTGATAAGGCTCTCAAATCAGTTAAAAACTTGCTGAAATTGCAATGAATATTCAACATAAGGCCCGTTATCAACTTTAGACCATTCCGAACATAGAATTAATATTCTCTCAGTTTTGCCTGGTGGAATCCATTCAAACGATTTATATCCACCGTGTCGCACAAGGAATGAATCAAGAGATTTAATCATCTCTTTTTCCCTAACCTTGTGATAGCGGATTGTAGCTGTAGTTGATAACGGCAAAGAGTTAATGCCTCTTACTCTGCGTTGCTGATAACCATCGCCAAATTCGATAACATCAACTTCTGGCTTGTAATCTAGCTGTAAGCCCCATTGGACTTTAAAATTAAATAGCTCTTTCATTAACTACCTCAACATTCCGCCACTTCTAGATTCATTTCTAAGCACATCGTAAACTTGCGCCCTGGTCAATCTAGCAATCTTTTCGGCTAATGCCGGATCACTGTCGCCATCGCCAAAGTTATTTGTCTGATTAATGACAACTGTTTTATTGCTTGCTCCACCTAAAGCCTTATTTAAGTTTGAATTGCTTGTAATCTGTCCGCTTGCACCTGGCGTGAATAACTCTGGACCTTTTTCACCGACAAGATACGTTCTGCCACCACCAACATAACCGCCACTAGCGCGAGCGCCTGAGATGGTAACGCTTTTAAGTTGGTTAAGCACTGCCGCCCCCTGACTTGCAACCGCTGCCATATTGGCAAATTTCTGTGCCGGTGTAATTGCTGTCGGGTCGTTCATCGCTTTCATTACTGCCGCGTGTAAGTTGATCAGAGATTCGGCGATTTGGAATGACTTAGATATAGCGAAAAGCGTTCTATATGCAGCGGATTGCTTTCCGCCAGCAGATTCAGCTAACCCAGCTAAACCATCAAATAATGATGCAGCGATATTTAACTGTGTCGTCATCGCTTGTCTATCTAAATCCTCTTTACGTTTCCTATACTGATCTTCTATTAACGCCTTAGCCTCTTCAAACTGCTGAACGTTGATTAACTGTTGCTCATACAGCTCTTGAGCTTTAACAAGCTGATCTTCTCTAGTGATATCGCTTTGCACATACGGATCATTTCCAGAACCTCGAATATCATTAAAAAAAGACCGCACTTTATCAGCTCTATCTTTATCTTCCTTAATCTCTTTCGCTTTCTGTTTTTCTAATGCCTGATCGTATGCTTGAGCCTCTAACTCCAGATAATGCTTTCTCAACTCTAATGCACTACTAAAGTTTCGCTCTTTAGCATCTTTCTCGGATATAGCCATTCCATTGATTTTAGCTATTCGTTGTTGATGCTGTAGATCTAACTTCTGCATCTCGTTAGCGTATTGCATATCTAGAGAGGCGACATCGCTTGTTCTGCGACTTGACTTAATCGCCGCTTTCTTACTCTCGCCTTTGCTTACTGTGGCAGTTTGCTCATCGTAGTTTTGTTTAAGCTTATTAAGCTCAGCTTCTCTTAACTGCTCTATTGTTTTAAAGCCGCGTTTTTCAATCTCTTCTTTACTCAATTCAAGATTATTTATGGCTTTCTGATCTATTTCGAGTTGTTCAGTTAGTTTTTGTTTTCGAGATTTTAACTTATCTTCAATCTTTTCAAGTTGAGCTTTGCCTGCCTTCTCTTTCTCTTCTTGCTCGGCTTTCTTGCGGCTTGATTCAGCAGCATCTGCCTCTGCTTTTTGTTTATCCTGCTCTTCTTTTAATTTTGCTCGAGCCTTATCTAGGTTAGCTTGCTGCTGGTCCATTTGCTCACGCATTGCGGCCAACACTTCATCGCTACCATCAAAGGCACCAGATTCAAACTGTTGTTCTAATGATTTTTTAGATTTCTCTAAAATTGAAATTTCATTTTCAAGATTTTTTACATGGGTCGCAGTATCTACGCCTTTCATTGCCTTAGTTAATCTAACAAAAGCTCCGGAAAGGCTATCAACAGCACCTTTAAATAAATCTGTAATACCTGTGGTTTTGGCAAACTGTTCTTTTAATTCATCCGTTACTTGTCCAAGCGTATCAAGAGAGCCTGATAATGTTCCACTTGCAGCAGATTCACCAGTGCCACCTACGCGATCTTGCAGCGCCTTAAATATAATTTCCTGCGCCTTGGCCTTATCGCCAGTTTCGACAAATGAATTGATTAAATTTTGCTGTTCAGATGTAAGCTCAATACCTTTTCTTTTTAGGATGGATATTGCCTCAGCTGGACTTTCTAAAGCTCGACCAAGATTTCTAGCCTCGCTTGAAATATCAGTGCCAAATGTCTCAGCTAAATCTTGTGATAGTTTGATCGCCTCTTTAAATGATTCCCCAGTAACGCTTTTAAACGTCATCATCACTGACATCGCTTGTCGCACACCATCGGTGCTAGCGAGCGTATTCATAGCGACAGAGCGGGCAAATTTATCCATCTCAGAAGAAGAAAATCCAACAGCCGAGCCAGTTGCTCTTAGTTGAGCCTCTGTTCTTGCCATGTACCGCTCTGTTTCTTCAAAAATCTTTATTCCATCGCCTAAAGAACTAACAAAAGAAACAACTGCACCAGTTGCAGCAAGCGCCGCTGTTGCTAATCCACCAATCGCAATTTTGGTGAGATTAATGCCGCCAGTGGTTTTCCCAAACCAGTCTAGAGATTTGCGCGCCTTATTAATTTCTTCGGTAAACTTGGCTGTCTCTGCCTCGAGTTTGATTTTTAAATTACTAATCTGATCCAATTCTCAATACTCCTGAATTTGCAGCAGAAACCTCCATCATTTCTTCATCCGTCATTTCTCTTGACGGTTCGTCAGAATTAAAGATAGAGAAATCCCTAGCCGTTACCACCTGTTTTGCGGCTGCGCAGTTATAGACCGAACTTGTCATTATTCCGTAACCATAATCAAGCATTTCAAGCGTGAATGGTCGTTTTCCGAAATATTTGTACCAAGAAAAATACTCCGCAAGAGACATCTCACGGAGCATTCTTCGATAGTCCGCACGCTTAAATTCGTGCGCTAGTTTCAAAACAAAATCAAGTTCGGTCTCTAGGCGTTTTTTTCTTCACCGTCCGCACTGTCCGCCTGCTCGACTTCTTCCTGATTCACTGTTTTAGGGAAGTTGCACACGTTTTGAACAGCATCAAGAACGAGATAGAAGTCGTTATTTGTGAGCGTTGTTAAAACTTCATTTTGTAGCTCGTCAATAGTTTTATCTGTCTGCGTATGTGACAACGAGAAAGCAATTAATCGCGCATGCGCTAACAAGTTATTTCTTGTCATTTTATTAAGTTTTGCATTAATCTCTTTCTCCGAATCTTCCGCTTTAATTGGTTCAGGTTTTTCGAGCGAATTCATGTACTCGACATATTCAAGATAATCTAAAGCAGACAGTGCGGATAACAGAAGAACTTGCCCATTAACTTCAAACTTGATTTGTTTTAACATGATTAATCACCTGCCTGATTTGTTTCAGCTAATAATGGTTTGCCAACATTAGTTAGCTTGATTGTGCGTGTCATTGTTTCATTTTGAGGGACAGCTTTACCCAAAGAGGATACCCAAGCGAAATACACATCTCGAGTACCATTTGGATATACAACCAAGTAGAATTTTTTTGTGCCATTATCAAAATCTTTTACAATGGCTTGCTGGGCCGTATCGCCAGGTAACCAAGCAAGAGTAATAGATGTCTCACCTGCTGACTTAGCACCTTGACTTGTTGATTTCCATTCTGCGTTTGGATCGTCTAAATAGTTATCTTCATAGCTTTCCGCAGTAACTTCACCAGGCGATAACTCTTTAATTTTTGCAATACGCTCCCAGTTTTCGGCTTTTTTAATTTCTGCCGCTGAAATTGTTCCACCTTGAATAGCAGTGGTTTCTTTCTCATCTTTCAAACGAAAAAACTGCGTACCTGCGCCTTTCATCGGTGTTGTGTCTTTTTTAGCCATTATTGACCTCATAAGTGATGTTGTATTGGATATCGGCAGCGATCCACGTTGCCATTTGCTCGTCCTGATCGTAATCAAAAGACGAGAACGAAGTTGTTTCAGTTAGGCTTGATAATGATTCTTCAACGATACCGCTTTCATAGATTTCTTGGGCAAGTTTATCTAAGTCATCTTCTCTCGATGCCGAACGCATAAATGCCGCAACGTGTAGTGTCGCCTGTAATGTTCCGTCTAAATAACCAGTTGGCGTAACATTACTAATAAACACTGCAATTGTTGGACTCTGGGTTTCGATATCGGCGAATGATGGTTTGCCATTACTAAACTCCTTAACCTTTGGTAAATACGGCTTTAAAGCATTAATAACAGCCTGCCTGATTTCTGAATGAATTTTCATTTTTTAACCACTATCTGTATTTGCCTAATTAATTGATTCCTTAACTCCATTGGCATCTCCTTTTCATACGCTCGCTTAACTTCTGCGTGGAATGCCTCTGTAAGAGGAATTTTGAGCGGAATTTTGACTACATCTATTGGATAACGGTCTTTCCCTTGTCGTTGCATTACTTGCGTTCTTCCGTTTTGTAGCTTTTGAATAAATGCTCTTTGGAAAAAACGATTCCCGACTTTTAATTGACCTTTATTTTCGCCTCTTCGAACAAATCTTCCGTCACCTTTAATTAGTCTGATTACCGGTAGATTTCCTCGATTAACCTTGATAAAAGCACTCAATCTTCTTGGTTTGGCGCGTTCTAGCTTGGCTCGACCTTTAATAAAGCGCTTAGGCACATCCGCCCTCTTGGATGTATCTATTACAGCTCTCACCATAACTTTGGCTGCAACATTGTTAATTGTCCGTGCCATCGCCTGTGGAACTGCTTTTTTATCAATGTCAGTTAATGCTTTTTTGGCTTTCTCGATGTCGTCATTAATTGCCATCAGTAACTCGCATCCTCTTCCAGTTGTAGAATTATCGTCCCAGAATTAAAACTAAATCCACTGACGATATACTCAATGTCATTTATTGTTACACGATCATTTTTCTTAGGTTTGTACCCGGAAGATTTAAATAGCGTAAGCGTGCGATAAATGCCATTAATCGGCTCAAACTCTTTTGGGACTTCATCTAAAACCGCTTTGTATTTCTTGCCATTGATGATGTAGACGGACATCATCACATCAGATATAACTTTGTCCGCCTGCGAAATTGCTACATCAAACGGACTAAGCGTTGATCTTGACATCTACGGTTTCCACTGATGCACCGCTTGCGCGCCACGCAACACCTAAGCGTTTGTTACTGCCTGCGGTAGTTGTTGCACCATCTGTTGACCAGTAAACAACTGCGCCTTGTTTGATGTCGTCAGCCGCTTTTGCTTTAACGGTAAATACACCAGTAGTTAAGCCAATACCTACACCAGCTTGAGCAACATCGCTTTCTGCAACAACTGCAAGATTTTCGATCATTGCCACATCACCGCTTTTCATGGCAGCGGTCGCGGTAAAGCGTACTGTGTTGCCATCTTGTACATAATTTTTAGCCATATTCAATTAATCCTATGATTTATTTAATAAAAAACCGCACTTCGATTAAAAGTGCGGTCACTATTTAATATGTTCTAAGTTACTTATTTGTAACTTTAACAATGCCGCGATAGTCGATCACGTTCACGCCGGCATCAATACGAACTTTAGTAGCTACACCATCAACGGTAAAGCCTTGTTGTTGCTCGATGTATGGTGTATCAATGCCGTCAAGATATGAAACCTCAATAGCCTCTTTATTGATCAAGTACCATTCTTTCGGATTTGCAATTTGTAAACGAGCAGATTTAATTGGATCTACAACACCTTGCAATGGATTAATGATTCCTGAGTTAATATCCGCACCCTCTACGCTTGTAGAGCCTAATAATTGTTTAGCACGAGTATATAAAGACGTTGGGGCTAACAAGAATTCAGGCTCGATAGCTAAAGGCTGACCGCTTGCATCAACGAAACCGTTCATCATTTGAATAGCTTTATCAATGTTTGTAATGTCTAGTGCCGCGTTGTTGAATGCGTTGTTGTGTGACGCATCAAATAATTTTTTACCGTCTTGAGCAATAGCATTACCGGTTAAAAGTGCGAACACTAATTTAGCAATGGTTGCTTTTGCAGCTTGCCCCATTTTCTCAGGGATTTTAGTCAAGAGGTGCATATCATCGTTCAAGATAGCTTGACGAGTGATTGAAAATAATTGACCGTATGTTGCAAGCGCTACATTCGCACCCTCATCACCGATCTTACCGTAACTGTATTCTTCACCTTCGCCAACTTCAGGGAGATAGCTAAAACCACCAAGACCAACGCGTTTAGTTGCGCGGAAATCGGTTAGAGTGCCGCGAGTAGTAAATTTTTCGTAATCTTCTACCGCACTTTCCCAGCCTTTTAATAATGATTTGTGTGCCACATCAATTAAGATTTGACCGAAGTCTGAGCTTGAGTGCGTGAACGCTAATCCAACGATACCCATTGCATTTTGACCTGCAACACTAACGCCACGATCTGCAAGTGATGCGCGTGCTAGCTCTCGCAAGCTCATACCACTATATGCGTTAGCTTTTGTGTTTGATTGATCCTTATCAATACCTGCACGTGCTAACAATGATTGCTTAACACTGTCGCCAACAATATTACCATTACCAGCATACGCGGTAGGCGCTGCGCTTGGCGTTGTATTTGCACCAAGTTTAGCTAACAATTTGTCTTTTGCTTGCTCTGCGGTAACACTCAAGTCACCTAAGCACTCAACTAGCAAATCATTGTGCGTAGTACCAAACGGAGCAAATACGGCTTTAATATCCGCATTGCGTTTATTTAGATCCGCTTGCACTTGTGCAGTATTATCTACTGTCACAGTTTTAGTTTGATTTACTGGCGCTGATTGTTCAGTTGGTGTTGCTTGTGATGCTGGATTTGTACCAGCGTTGCCTTGTGGCTTAAACAACATATCTTTCATTGCTTTTGGCATATTTTCAAAGTCCTCTAGTTTTCGTGATTTAATAGACGCCATCGCCACAAGTGGTTCGGCTAATTTGTCGGCAAATCCTTGTTCAACACATTCTTTTCCGTTGAGCCAAGTTTCTGCTGATAGCATTTCTGCTAATTCTTCGGGTGTTTTCCCTGTTTTATTTGCGTAAGCAGGAATTAGCGTATTTTCGACCTTGTCTAATAGGTCGGCATATTTGCGCATATCCTCTGCATCGCCACCCTGGATACCCCAAGGTTTATGGATCATCATCATTGCGTTTTCAGGCATGATTACCTCATTGCCGGCCATTGCAATAACGCTCGCCATGCTTGCTGCTAAACCGTCAATATAAACTGTCACATTTGCCGGGTGATTTTTTAGCAAGTTGTAAATGGCGATGCCATCGAAAACATCACCGCCTGGCGAGTGGATGTGTAGGTTAATCTGCTTGAGATTGTTTCCGCAGTCTTTTAAGTCCTGCGCAAAGCTCGCCGCAGATACACCCCAAAATCCGATCTCATCGTAAATTGAGATCTCTGCCGTATCGTTGGCTTTGGCTTTGATTGAATACCAAGACTGGTTATTCGTCTTTGTCGCGCTCGTTGCCATCGCCACCGGAGACAGAATCATTTTTTGTTTTGTCATTTGTCGTACCTGTGTTAGTTAAATCTGTGTCAAACTTGAGACCAAATTTTCGGTTTTCCTCAACCTCAACTCTTCGTCTGCGTTTCACTTCTGCTGGATTGCTACCGCTTGCTCTTACAGCTTGGCTTTCAGTTGCTAACCCACCTTTAATGCGCTCTTTCCACGCTTGCGCCTCTTTTGTCGGATCAATCCATGGCATCACTGGACCACTATAAACGGCGTTATAAAGTGACTCTGGATCAATATCGACTGGCACCTCAATTTCACCGCTAACAATCGCCATTTTTAACCATTCTCGATAGATTGGACGGGAGATGTGCGCAACAAAAGTATCTTGTAAAACTGCGTACCCCTCAAAGCTCTCCACCAACTCTTGGCGTTGGCTTGAATAAGTGCCGTTATAGTCTCTAGCAATGCTTGAGTAACTCGACCTAGTTCCTGCTGCTGTTGCTCTTAATTGACCATTTCTAAATGTTTCGAGATTTACATTCGGACGGTTCGAGTTGATCAACCCGATATCTTCGCCAGGTTTAAGATCGTCAATGATTGCACCTGGAGCAATCTCAAAATCTCGCTCTGGGCTATCTGCGCTGTAATCCTCATTCTCACCGTAAAGCGAGGCGTCGCCTTTCTTGATGTACATCGTAAAGGCTGCGGCAATTCGTGCTGCCACACGCTCGCTTTCCTCATAATCTTTAAGGTCCGCAAGACGAACAATTACACCGTGCAACATTGACACGCCGCGCAACTGATGCAGTCGTTTTTTAAATGCAAGGTGCAGCATATTTTCTGCCGGCACAGTCTTCACTCGCCCGTAAGTGCGGTTGTTTTCCTGTGGGTTATCCATGTAAACACGGTAAGACACAGGGCGTCGCCATGCATTAATCTCTATGCCTTGGATTACATTAGCTGTATCAGATTGCCACATAGGCACAAAATCAGGCTCTAACGCCTCAAGGCTAAATGCAATGCCAGTGCTATGATTCAACCCAGCCACCGCACCACGCACGAGTTGGATAAATACTTCCCCGTCTCGTAACCAAGTTCTTAAAAGTATCCGCTCCAATTCTGGGCGCGTGAATTGTCCTGTAACTTCTGGTCGCACAGACCATTCCGCCCACTTTTTACGGATTTGTTCTGCTAAATCTTCATCAACATCACCACTCAAATTAAGAGGCTGTGGCTCAATATGGATGCCTCGTGAGCCGATAACACGCTCTTCCATCTTATCCAGGATTCCAATCACAATGTCGTGATTCTGGTCTAACGCTCGTGCCTGTTCTCGCAAACTTACCGCACTTTGTTTTGTTGATACGTTCGCACCTTGACTTTCGCGTTTTGCTTTATGTGTACGACTTGGCATTGCTGCCTCGTATGCATTCATCACATATCGGCTTTTTGCTCGCTGTGCGCCCCATTTAGGCGAGATTGCGGCAATCGCTTTATCTAGTATTCCCATTGTTTAAAATCTCGCGTATTTGATTCTATGGCGCTTAATGCGCGCTCTTGTTTCCACTAATAACTCATTAAGCATTTGTTGATAGCGGTCACGTTGTTTTGTCCATTCTGACACTTGATAAGATACGGAGCGCCCATTAAAGCTAACTTGGCTTTGGGCGTTTTCGATCTTTTCATCAAGCGCTCGGATTTTTTCTTCGAGTTCGTCTTTGTCGTAAATCACAACCACCCACCTTTTTTCTTGCCGCCACCGTTTAGCCAATTACTTTTTGTTTTGACTTTCGGTTGCGGTTTAACTTGTTCAATTTCTACCGCACTTTCTGTTTCCATTTCCGGTGCGTCCGTCTCTTTTCGGATTACGTTAGGATTTGAGCCGGGTAGTTTTGCCCAGTGTGGAATGTTATCCTCATCGCCCCACTTAATACGCTCATAACCACGCAAAATAGCAATAGCGTGGGCGTAGCAAAATAAGTCAAATGCCTCATTGTTACCTTTACCAGGCTTACGCCACTTGCCGTCTTGTCCTCGCTCCTCGTAGGTCAGCTCATCAAAAAACCACTCTCCAATCCACGATGGGAAATGGATATAATTAGCCCCGACAGTCTCACGACTTAATGCGTTACTAATGCGATCTTTGAGCTGGTCTGTTTGGAGTAAATACAAAGGCACATCACCGCGTGCTTTAGCATGACGATCTGAGCGTGATGTATTGTCAGGATAAGTGCGAGTAATCAGTTTTTGACGTTTGGTACTATCACCTTTGACGAGATAAACGCGCTTAGATAATCCATCGCGTTTACATCTACGCCAAAACTTATAGGCATTATCTGTTACACCGTCCTCACCGCCGCTATCTACCGCCATTGCAAGGATTGGCATAAATCCACCTTCTAGGCCCTCAATGCGATATTGCTTATTTAGCACATCGCTAATAAGTAAATCCCAGTCCTCAGGGTAGGCGGACGGATCAATTGGCAGACTTTCCCCATCTGAATTGCTCCGCATTGATGATTTAATGTTGTATCTATCAATGAGCCATCGCTCGCTGTTTTCGCCATAGCCAACAATTTGGACTACAAAGCGACGGTTCCGCCCACCCTGTACGTCAACCGCAGCCAATAAAAAACGGCACCCATAAGGCACCGTTCTTTTTTCGGTTTCTTCACGCCGCTCCATTAGCTCGTCACTTCGTCGTTGCTCAAGTGCTGAGCGTGGTAAATAAGGTAATCCCCAGTCAGTATTTGTTACTGCCTTTAGAGTTTCTTCACTGCCTGTCATTTCAAATTCATGTTCAGCAGTAAGTAGTTTATAAGTTAATTGCGCCCATGTTTGATAAGCGGCGGCTGGGCCTTCTAGCCAAAATGATGCAATACGAGAATTCCTACCCTCGCCATGTATCACACCATCTTTATCTATCGTTTGCCCTTCTTTTAGCCATTTGCCGCCAATGTTTAATGCGCGTTTTTTATCAGGATTTACGAGAGATTGACAATGCGGACATTGTAAACGAGCGTTTTCGCTCGCCTTAACATAGTCAGTATCATCACGATACCCGACCATGTTAGCCATTGATGGCTCAAACCATTCGGAGCAACTATGACATTGCCAATAAAATCTACGTCTGTCACCGCGATTATATAAAGATAAAATCCCAGTCGTTGGCGGTGCCTCATGCGTTGATTTTGGATGATGTTTTAGATCGACAATATCTTTACCTGGCGAACTCTCTACAAGCGTCATGCCGGCGCTCATGAATGTTGTCGTACGCTTAGAGGCTAAACTAAACCCGTCACCCTCACCGTCAACATCATCTGGCCATCTGTCATAATCAGTTAATGCAACATACTTGTAATCAGATGACGACAAAACGTTAATAGACGGCCAACCAATCTTTAATAGATTACCCGCTCTAAAATATTTATCGTGGACATTGTTATCGTTTTTTCGTGGGCTTAATCTTTTTGCAATCTCAGGCGAGCATCTAAAAGTGCGGTCTAAACGTTTACGGCTATGTTCACTTGCTTTTTCTTGGGTAAGTTGCACCAAGAGAAAATCAGACGGATCACATATAATTGAGTAAGTAACCCAACCATCAATCAATCCGACTGTTTTACCGGTTCGCGCTGGCCCAACAAAAATTACCGCATCATACTCACGAGAGTTAAGACAGTCCATCGGCTCTAAAATATATGCAGCGGTATCTTTATCCCATTTAACAGAGTTACCCCCGCCAACAGGCACGCGCATATATTCTGCGACCGCCTCAGATACTTTCATACGGCGCGGAGGTTTAAGTAGATTTGCAATATCTCGTCTAATATCTTTAGCTGATGCAAACATTATTGCTCCTCTGACTTGTCATCACCAGTCTGTATGTGTGATGACATTTGCGATTTAACATCATCAATTACCTGTATTACACGGGTTAATTGTGACGGAGTTAATCCACAATCACGCTCTAAAATATCCGGCAATGTATCAAGTGACTGCACTACTGCTTTTGCAAAAAAGCTCATTTCTTGAGCGACTTCAAATGATGGTACCAGCTCCCCAGTGTCTCGCTCATATTTAAGCCTTTCGTTTTCAGCCTGCCAAAATGCTCGTCTCTCAACAGGCGATAAGCTATCAACATCTGCTGTCATTTTTTCGGCAAGCCCGATTTTAATTAAATCAGATATCGAGTAGAGCTTTAATTTGGAGTTACTACCAATAGCAGGAGTAAGCCCTGCCACCCTTTGCGACACGGTTTGACGGTGCATTCCGACTAGTTCGGCTATCTGATTTATATTGAGTTTTAAGTCAAATAAATTTTCCATGCCAACCCTACCAAAAATCCAAAAACCTTAAAAAGATGATGATGCCTAAGATGTCAAAAAACTGTCGAAAACCGCGCGCCCGAAACCCCGTGGAAAGGGGAATCCCCTCAGGAGTACCTTTTAATTTTTAAAATCAATTAGTTAAAATAAAAAAAGACCGCGTTTTATTTAGCGATCTTTAATTTCCTTATTGCTACTTATTAATCTTTGTAGACTCAATCCACTTGTTAATGTTTGTGATTTGACTAGCGCACATATCTCGCTCGGCTTTCACAGTGATTAAATGCTCCACTGCTTCACCGTATGTGTTACCCACGAATGGAGTCTTAACACATGGCACTAAGAAAGCTTGAGGCGGGTAAATGTATTCCGTCTTTGTTGTTACCTTGCTAGTGCAACCGCTCAATAGCGTCATCGTTAATACGAGTGCTATAGCAAGGTTGTGTTTTAATAATCTTTCTAACGGCTTGGATTTTATCTTGGCTTGCTTGTTTGATTTCATCGTGAATCACCCTTTGCTGCTCCACAGCTTTGCGCTCTATCTCAATCGTATCTTTCAATGATTGATTAACTTGTTCTTGATCTGCGATAAGGTTAGCCTGTGTTTGGTTTTTGGCTTTTAAGTCATTTATTGTTCCGTGTTGAAACCAAATCCAACCGCACAGGCTAACTGCTACCGCTAGAAAAATCAGAATTAATTTGTTCATATCAGTCCACCATTAACGCACGGAATAATCGACAACGGTCATCTAACCCGTTTGTGCCGCCATTAATTCGGATTGTTACCTTTTGAACAGAATCAAGTGTTGCAAGCTCGTTAAATATCCAGTACCACACTGCAGCTTTGACTGCTAAATCTAGATTGTTTGATACTTCTTTCGGACTGATTGTTTCACCTAGCCAACGAGCGAATCGGATATAGTTATCTTTACCTGTGATTTGAATTAAACCACGACCACGATAATTCCAACCGTCCATCGTTTCTTCTGGCCCGTTACCCATTCGATCAGCATACACTCGGCTTGCAATCTTTTCTGGTTTACGTTCATACTGTCGAGCAATGTTAGGATTAGGGAAATACTTACGGAAAACTCTCATCAATCCGTCAGCCGAATAATTAAGGTTCTCGCTTAATGTTGTGAATCCTGCTGTTTCGTGTCCGCATTGAGCCAAGAACATCGCTTGCTGTTGCTTATTAAAGCAACCAGCTAACTCAATATGTTTGTCAATCGCTTGATACATTCCTTTGATCGCTCTCGGGAATACTCTATTAAATACTGCTTCGGTAATTAACATTCTATCGTCCTCTACCTTTGCCATTGTTTCGACCTTTATCGTTACGGTCGCCCTTGTCTTTCTCAAAGCCTAACGATTGATATTCACTGTGAGCGTCTTGCTCGATTTCGTGTTCATAGTCATTCACTAGGTTTTTAATTTGTGTGATTCGACTGTTACAAATCTTTAATTGGTCTGTCACTTTTACAGCGTAAACAGCAACATCAGAAGATTTTTCACCATTTAATGTTGGTTTAGGACAAGTCACTAAAAGATTGTCTGGAATGGTTACTCGGATAATCTTAATCTTCTCAACTGGCTTACTCGGATTTAAGCAGCCTGTCGATAACAGCACGACTAACACCATCGCTACGAACACATTTACTTGAAAGAACAATCTTACTAATCCCATCCAGCTTATCTTCATTTCGCTTACGCTCCTTTGCTTGCTCTTTTAGCAAGTGTTCAATTCTGTCGTTTCTATCCGTTATCATGTCCCTTAGAGCGTCAATTCTTTTCATTCGCTCTTCGGCTAATTGAGATGCTTGCTCGTACTTATCCTGCAGCAGCTCCAAACTCTTATTCTGTGTGAAGATTTGAACTGACAACCCGATACAGCCTGCGAATAAGAAACAAGCAAAGATTCTATCTAGTGCTAGCCCAATCTTGGCGGCTCTTTCTCTACCCATTCCATTTTCCTCTTGGCTTTACATCATCGCTCTGGTCTTCCGTACCATCGATTAAAATATCTTCCTCGTTGTCATTGATTGGCATTTCGTCATCGTAACGGACGGAACGTTTTCTGCTTGTTTCCCTTTCGATGTCTTTCATTGAGTAGTTAGGATTTAAATCATCTACTGAACCACCGATTTGACGAAAGAAAACCCTTAGCAATCCCCATAAAGCAGGAACGCCAAAATACCCAAACGCTCCAGCGATTGAGATAATCATTAAAGTGTCGATACTTTGAGACATTAAGAAAAACGCTACGACCATTCCACTGAAAGCCCCCACTAGAAAGCTAGAGACTACGGAAGATATTTTTACAGGCGAGCCTGCTGATTGTGTTGCGGTGATATATTTGACCACACCGCCCAAACCTGAAAATGCGAGAGAAACAACCGTTGCTATGATGTCAATGCCATTGTTAGGCGATCCGTTATCTTGCATTGGTTACTCATTGAATTTCGTGCAATAAAAAACCCCGACCGTTTCCGATCAGGGCTGTTTCTAAACTTATCTTGCGTTCGCTATGCGCTAAAACCGCAACTTATACTATATACTACAATTTTACTTGCAAGCTGTCAACACTTTTATTAATTATTTTTTCTCTAGAACTTTTCTAACATCAGGATCTGTGATGAATTTATTATATCCAGATAAAATCATATCATTAGCAGCATTAGCATAATCGATTGGTAATCCAAACTTACCTGTCTTTTTCTTATCAGCAGAATAATCTTTACTTAATAATGTCGCTGCAGTTCTTTTGTCTGTTAGGGTGTAATTGATAATATAAGTCCAATCAACGCTATACCCTAAATCATCCATTTTAAATTCTTTTACTGTTCCAGATAGTTTGACATTAGAGTTACCAAGCGTTATACCTGTTTTTTCCAATTCTAAAGCGGTTCCTCGTTGAGCCAAATCTGCTACATCAGAAGAAACAAAAATTTTCCCCAGCGCAGTACTTTGCATCTGGTTGCTTGCAACCTTGCCTTGTTCGTACGGTTGATAATGGAACTTATCAATCTCTGCTGAACCAGCAAAACGGGTGTAGTTTTGTGGAGTATAGGAAGACACAGGCAAAGTAGTAGAGCAACCTACCAATAATGCGCAAGCTAACCCAGTTAATAATAATTTTTTCATTTTTGGCTCCTGTTTATTGTTTTAATAAGAGGTCAAACTTTACTATAAATCAACTTTAAATATTGTGACGTATATCTCAAAATAAAAATCCGAACAAATCATTTTGACTTATTCGGATCTTGTTTCAGCCTAGGAACATAAATTTAATTTTAGCTGCCACAAAAGCACCTTTCAAAAATCTAACACCTTGCGCACGTTCACGATACATTTTAGCTGGCGAGATATTAAGAGCATTACAAATCTCTCTCTCACTTGCCTGTTGAATATATAGAGCCATCAGAATTTGATACTGCAATAAATCATCATCGTGTAGGTTCATTATTTGCTTTTCAATTTTAAGACACTCGTCATCTGTTAAGAACTTGATATAAGCCTTTCTTGCTGTCGGCAGCACAGGGATTGAAATCGTTGTGCTTGGATATTCTGTGCCAATTCTGTCACGCCCCCAGCAATTACCCCATTTTTCTAAGATACGCTCAACACTATAAGTCATTCTCAAGCTCCTTGCATTTAGCTTTGTAGATTTTAATTTGTTCTTTGATTTCTTCGATTGTGAGCTTTAATGGCGGATGGTCTTGTCGTTCTAAATACTCTACTCGCTCAATTCCAATCTTCTTAACCAGATTTATTCTGTACTCTATGGCGTTTCCACTCTTCTGGTTATTACAAGGGGCGCATTGTTTGTGTATGTTATCCTCGTTAAATCTTAACTCTGGGCAAGCTCCACGACTTCGATAATGTCCTGCGTGATATTGCCCTTGATGATAACGACCGCAAGATATACAAGGCTCGTTTTTATCTCTCAAGCGGATAAACTTGTTTACCCAGCTTTGTAAATCATCTAACCACTCTGAGCGGCTTTTGATTTTTTGTTTTAGTGCGGTCATTCTTTTCTTGGTTTCTAACCGCTCTTGTTTATCTTGTTTTTCTAGTTTCTTTCTCGCCTGCTCTTTTGATAAAGTTATCGCACATCTAGGCGAGCAGACTTTCTGTGTTGAACTGATAGTTTTCACAAAGTAGTTACCGCATACTTTGCATTTGTGTTCCTTAGGTTTGCTCATATCTACCACCATTTGCCGGTTAGAAGAATTACAATCGCACAAACGCAAGCGTATCCAATAATTAAAATTTTTAACTCTTTGTCACTCATCATCAGCTCCACAGATGAAACAAATAATTACGGCGGTTACTGCAAATAAAACAATCGCTAAGGCTATTTCTTCTCTCATACCAATCACCAGAAAAACGCATATAATTGATTTAAAATGTTTTCATCTTTTGTATCGTTGAAAACGTACTTTATGGCGGCGTTAATCACCGCACTTAAACATTCGCCACGCTCTATATCGTCCATTTCATCCCATTTAAGGCTTTGTGCCTCTTTGTGTATTTCCCCCGTGTCAAAATTGATAAACTCATCAAAAAAACCGGCTAATATAGTTAAACGCTTTCTAAAATGATTGAATTGTTTAGCCTCGTCTGCGCAAGCCATTTCCGTGTTATCTGCCGCATAGTGATCGAAACAAAATTTAAAGAACGCAAACAGTTTTCTGTGTAGTTTTGGATTGTTTCTTTTCTTAAGTTGAATTTCATACAACCCACCATTTTCAAGCCTTTTTAGCTTATCTAGATACATATCATCAGCGGGGCAAAATACCCCGCCAGCGTTTTTAATCATCGGGATAATCATTCATATCCACCGCACTTTTTAACAAAATCAAGGCTTACGGAACGCATAACAAAATCTTGCATTGTCGGATCAAACACAATAACCATTTGCCCTTTGTTATTGCCTTTGATTTCCTCGCCTGTTACTGGATGGATAAATGCGATTCGTCCACCTGTAATATCAATCACCTCATTTGCCACGTTGTGAATATTGTTTTGATACCATTGCGTTGATTTATCGTTATTGAGCAGCATAACAACGGTATGCCCTGAATCTCTTAACTCTTTCGCTCTAACAATAAACGGCGTTACATTTGAATAAGGCGGATTGACATATATTGCAGTCTTTCCAAATGCGATTGATTCAAGCTGGTTGATATTGAAGTCTAAAAAATCCTCAAAAATGCCACCTTTCCCAATGTAGAAAGTGGATAAATTGTTTTCATGGTTAGCGCATCCATCAACAACAAAGCTAAAACGAGAATCTAGCCAATTAAAAAAATACTTAGGTGTGCGCCATGTATCTTTATCAAATTTTTGCTCTGTCATTGGATAGCTCCTTTCCCGTAGGTTTTCGCATAGTTTTTTGGTGCTTGTTGTGGTTTTTCGTTCAAATCTTGATAGGCTTTCGCTTGGTCGCAATCAACAAAGTGACCTTTATCAAATTTCATATAGGCAGTGCCTAATTCACCAAAGCGGTTTTTAGTGATGATGGCTTCTGAATACGGGTTATCTGTATTAGCTTTATAAGCACCCTCACGGTAAAGCATAATGATTTGGCTGGCGTCTTGTTCGATTGAGCCTGAATCTCTTAAATCGGAGTTGGCAGGACGTTTAACTGCTCGACTATCAACCTCACGATTAAGTTGGCAAAGTAAAATAATCGGAATGTTGAAATTCTTGCTAAACGTTTTGAGCTTGCTCATTGAGTTTGCGATAGCTTGTGTTAGGTTGATGTTGTTACCTTGTTTGTGATCCATTAAACCTAAATAATCAATCACGATAGCTGAAAGGTTGCCTACATCGCTCAAGTGTCTTTCTGTAATCGCACAGATTTCATCTGCTGATAAACCGCCACGGTCAACGAAATAAACTTTTTGCTCACGAATATCAGTGATTGCATTGGTCAAACGGTTGTAGTCTAAATCGTCTAATTCTTGCGGATTGCGGAGCTTTTTAACGCCTACGCCGCCAGTTGCGCTTAACAAGCGGTCGATTAATTGGAAATTCCCCATTTCAAGACTGAAAAATAATACTGAACCGTTGTTTTTAGCGATGTTTCGTGTGAGTGTTAGGCTAAATTCGGTTTTACCTGTACCTGGACGACCTGCCACCACCACGATGTCAGTAGAATTGATACCGCCTAGAATGTTATCCACTGCCTCAATGCCTGTGTAAAGTAAACGCTCTTTAAAATCGCTTTGTGAGCGTTTTTCTAGCACGTCAATGTAAGAATCCATCAATTCCACCATTGCCACAGGTTTGATTTCTGTTTTGCTGACAAGGAGCTTTTGAATTTGGTTTAACGCTTTTTGAGTTAGCTCGTTTACTTGGCTTTCGTTTCGAGCTTGTGACATTTCACCGGCAAGCTTGAGCATAGTTTGTTGAGCTGAACGGTTTACCCAAGAGGAATGGATTTTTTTCGCATAACCTAACAGGTTTCCACCATAGGTCGCTTTGTTTGCCATTTCTGCTAACGTTGCTAGGTTTTCACCATAGTCTTGAGATAACAGCAAGAAGTCGATTAAATCGTGATTACGGGCTTGTTTACGAATGTTTGCGTATAAAGCACCTAGATTGTAGGTTGCGAACATTTCTGGTTCTAACCAACTAATCACTTCACGAGCTTGAGCAGTTAATCCAGTCGCTAGCATTGAGCTGATTAGTCCGTATTCTAGGTTGTAGTTATTGTCTTGCGTTACCATTACCAATTCCCCTCTAAAACTTTATCCAGTGTTGACTCTCTCAAGATATATTCAAAATCTGCTTTCCAGCCTCGATTGTTTTCGCCAAAGTAGAAGCTCGGGGCGGACTGTAAAAAGTCTTTGATATACTCACCGAGCGAGGACTCTACATCGTTGTCAATTTCAAATCGTTTAATAAACACTTGAGCTAGTTTCTTAATCGCTTTCTTGCGTTTATCACTTAACTGTGATGGATTTGCGATTAGTGGTAGATTTGAATTTAATTCTTTCACCAAGTCGTTGTATGTTTCTGCTACTGCTGAATAATTAACACTGATTGATTTTTGTTTTTTGTCAGTGTGCGGCTTGTCCGCACCCCCGACTTCCATGTGTTCTGCGTTAGCAGATTCCCCGTTAAGGGGTAAGGGGTTATCTGTATGTAATCTAGTGTAGTAATCTAGTGTATTAACGAATGTCACTTTGTCGCACTCCCGAATGTCACTTTCGGACATTGGGGAATGTTCGTTTTGTACATTCGCCAATGTTGCTAATAATTCGTCTAATTTGTCACAGTCAATTTTGTAATAAAGACGATGTTCTAATCGTTTGTAAGTCTCGACTAAAACACCTTTTTCACGGAGTAATTTGCGAGCTGTTTCTTGTTCTTTTCTCGATAAACCAGTCTCAATTTCTAATTCTTCTTGAGTTTTGTAAACGCCAAGATCTGAATCTGTTTTATCTTGCCAGTAGAAGATTTGCTCAAAGAATACTTCAGCAATAACACCACCAAATAAACGTGCTAAATTTGGACGGTATGCAATCACTCTACCTGTATTTTTTAGCATTTCTGACGGTTTCATATTTCCAATTCCTCAATCGCTTGATCTGTTACTCTGTCGTATTCTTCTTGGCTTGCGTTTCGCTCTCTTAGCTCTCTTTTAACGGCCTCGTATGCTAGGATTTTTTCTCTATCATCTAGGCTAGCTACAAATTCGGGTGAGAATAATCTTTCCATATCAAGCCACCAATCTGTATTCAGCAACGCATTTACCACTAGGTACTACAATCATTCGTCTTTCGATTTTGTGACCTTGTTGCTTTAAGTCATAAATTCGTGCGCCAAGACGTAAGCAGTTAAAACGTTTTTCCGCATCTAAGTGAGTTAATCGGTCGCCTTGTTGTAATGCTTTAAGGATTAACGCTTTTTGAGTTTTACTAGAACTTTCGTTTGCGTTTTCGTTTAATTTAGGTGATAATTTAGTCATCTTTTGAAGTCCTCCGACTGATAAAGGTTATACATACGACTTAATCAAAGCCTCTGTTCCCGCAGGGGCTTTTTTGTCGCCTAATTTCTAGCTAATAAACTAGAAAACTCTTTTGAAAACATTTCCGCTTTTACCTTTCCATTGGTTGCTTTTTCGATTTTTAAAGCATTTTCCAAAGAGATTGAGCCACCATTAAGCCATTTACTAACAGCGTTCTGACTAACTCCACAGGCTGCGGCTAATGCTTGTTGAGATTTGAAAATCTTGATAGCTTTCAAAATTGCCTTGTTCATCAATAGCCCTCTGTTTTGTTTAATTTAACTTATGGCTATATTTTATAGCTTTGGTTTTTATTTGTAAATAGCTAAAACACAAAAAGTTGTTTGATTTTTTAAAACTTTAGTTTTAGACTTTGCGCAATCCTCAACAAATAACAGGAGTACAAAAATGAAAACTCTAGGCGAACGTGTAAAAGCTAGACGAATGGAGCTTGGTATTACTCAAAAGGAACTTGGGGATCTAGTTGGAATTAGTCAGAACTCAATCACCAAGATTGAGAATGGCGGAAACACAATACATATAGCAAAACTTGCCTCTGCTCTTGGCGTTAGCGTTGCTTGGTTAAGCACTGGCAAAGGCGACCGTGATGATATTGTGGAAAATGGCGGTCTTGATAAACAGTTTGTAAGCAGCGAGCCTGATTTGTTACATAAGCACCGCATTGATTACTATGATGTAAGAGCAGCAGCAGGAATAACAGGCTTTGAGAATTCCGACTATCCGGAAATTATCTCAAGTCTATACTTAACAGACGAGGGAATGGCTCAATTAGTTGGTAAAAAGTCATCAGACGGCATTTGTCTTGTAAATGTACCAACTGACAGTATGGAGCCAACCATAAGAAAAGGCGATATTGTGTTTTTAGACACAAAAGTTAATGCTTATAGCGGTGACGGCATATACGCATTTGCTATTGACGGTGCATTATTTATTAAGAGAATCCAGAAGATGATCGGAGGCGGTTATCGTATGATTTCGGACAATGAAATATATCCACCTGAACAAATAAGCGATGATGTGTGTAAAAACGCTCAATTCATTGGTAGATTTATTCGCACTATTCATATAGAGGCTGTAAATCTATAACTCTAAAGCTAATAGAGCGTTCTAATGAGGGGATATTATCCCCTCAACAATAATGAGAAAAAACAATGAAACACAAATACATAAGAAAAATAACACCCGATGAATTGGCTGATTTTTTAAATGCAAAAGGCGCTTCCGAAAATACATTTAAATGTCCAGTGTGTGGGGAGTCCCATCAAACGCTAATTGATAATGAGTCAGTCTTAGATTCAGATGGAAATCCCATTGCTAAAGAATATGTAACAATGCAGTCTGTACTCCCAACTTCTATGTTCCCAGATCCTTTTGAAGTTAGGAAATTAATCGAACAAAATAAAATCCCTGAACAATATCGTTATTTAGGTGACTTGTTAGGGGCGCTTGCTGCCAGTCAATTTATAACTATGGCAGTAATCCATGTGGTTTGTTCTAACTGTGGTCACATAAGAACATTTCATAAATCAACCATTATGAACTGGCTGAAAGAACAAGGACGACTAGATGAAAAATAGCATAAGCAGCACTAATTTCCCTAATACTGGCGCAATTCAAATTAATAGTGGTACAATAGAAGGCGATCTAATTAATCAAAGGAATATTAACCAATTCATAATGGAACACTATGCCAACAAAGTAAGCACGCTTGAGGATACAGTAAACACTACATCTAAAGAAGTAAAAGATATTAAGGAAAATTACTTAACAACAAGCGCATTTTATCGCTCTGGAATTTTGGCGTTAGTTGTGCTTGTTGGCGCTGCTTGGGCTTTGTATTCTCACATGGATACAAAATATGAAAATCGATTTTCAGCCATAGACCAACGATTTGAAAAAGTGGAATCAAATATTCACTCTTTAGATGTTCGATTAACGAAAGTTGAATCTCGCTTATATAACGTTGAACTTCGATTAACTAATGTAGAGAAAAAACTCGACAATATCGATGATAAACTCGACATCTTGATTCAGCAAAAACAAGCAAAAAAATAACTCTTCTACCCTATTAAAAAAGCCACGCATTGCGTGGCTTATGTTTTGTTAAAAATGTTTCCATTCTAACCCTTGTGTATCAAAAGTAAATTGCCCCTTTCCGTAATCATAAAAACTCGCCTCTACAATCAATTTTTTCGATTTTTTTAGCTTGCTCACAAAGGTTTTCATAGATTTTGGGTTTTCAATAAATATCGTGTTACTACTTCCATCGTCAGAGCCAATCATCCGATAAGTTTCGAGTTTATTATCATCAAATTTAACCGCGATCTTGCAACCGTCATAACAACTATTAAATTGCCCATTTACGGTAAAAATAACATCATTGCCATATTTCGGATCTTTTCGCAAGGTCAGATACATAGAGGAGCTTTCATAAGGAAAGCCAAAATAAACCGCATTATTAGAAGAAAGCATTGCTTCATAAGTGGCGGAATTTCGTAATTCATCTTTATTTTGCTTATATTCCCACTTGGATTGAATAGCATTATTTTCATCTACCACATCTGTTTTTTTCAAAAACACTGAATCATAACATTCTAGACGTTTGCCGCTATCTTCCAACTTAGAGCAAGATTCCCCAGTTTCATTCGCAACAGCAAAAATAGGCAAAAGACACAATCCAACAAGTAATTTTTTCATATAACCTCCATTAAAAAGTGCGGTCATTCTACTAAGAAAGTAGAACGCATTCCGTGATCATAATCTCAAATCACAATATTCATTGATTAAAAAATAAGCAAACAAACAATTTTTTGCGAAATTTATTACTAACAAAAACAACCACTTAAACAAAAAGCTATATATTTTTAATAAAAAATACAACTTAGGCTATTTACATAATAAAACCTTAGCTATATCATACACCCATCAAAACGAGATACACATAAACAAATATCTCGATGCTCTTTAAAAATTGTGATGAAAAAAAGCCCTGATAAACAGGGCTAGGTTACTAAGATTCATAAATTGGTGTATTGCGATTAGTGTCCATAACAAGACCAATGCAATGTAGGCAGTTCTGTTTGGTTGTATAACCTTCGCTTACTGCAATGATCTCGTGATTGGACGCTCTTAACCGCCAATACCACTGATTGTTTACACCTTGAAATATTTGAAAATACATATAGGTAATTCCTTATGCAAGATGAAATGAAACGCTATGCGATTTCTTATAACTTTAAAGGTTCCAAATGGGCTGCAGAAATTTATGCTCACTCCTTTGAAGAGGCAAAAGAAAAAGTCAAAGCAATGTCCCAAGCAACCGTAGATGGCGTAATCCATCATTCTATTTATATTCCGATTAAGGAAAAATCATGGCTTGCAAGGTTAGTTGTTAGTATAGTCAAAAAATTCACTTAAGTAAGTGATAATCATCACAATTTTAGACAATTTGGATAAAAAACACACTCGTGAAATGCCATTTGTGAAAATCGCCAGTTGCAGATTAAAAGCCCTGCACCAATGAGTGTGAGATATTGCGGAAATGACAAACGAAGCCAGTCGGCGGGATAAGCTAAACGCAATATCACATTTTAAAGCACATTTGAAGTACAGAGACACAACGGCAAGTGAAACCGTTGCGAATGATAGAGCGAAGTGTGCTTTGAAATGGCTCTTTGTTTAGTCGGTTGTGGAAACCGACACGGTACAAAACACGGGTAGCGTTGTGAAAAATGACACAGGGTTCAAATCCCAAAAGAGCCTCCATCTAAAGCCGTTCTCAAAATGCGAATGGAATCGCCCAATCTTCTTGAAAATTGAATGGAATCGAGAGCGGCTCTAGCTGGGAACAGCGTTTTTCATAATAAAAAAATCTCCTTTTGATTGGTTATACCCTCCACTCGCTTTCACACTTTGGCGTTGGAGGGATTTTTTTAACCAATATCTTATTAACCAACGAGGTAAACACTATGAACAAATTAATCAATTTTCTTAAAACAACTGTTTACGTAATCGCAACTGTCCTTTCAGTCTGTCTAGTTGCTATGACAATGCTCACCGCACTTGCAGCACAAGCAAGCGAGCCAACAGCGTTAGAACGTGAACAAGCAAGAATTCAATGGATTACTGAACACGGGCAATATCAACCGAATTTAACAGAGCAAGCCAAACAAGAGGCTCTAGTTTATACAGAACGAAAACAAAAGGAATTAGATTATGAGAAAGGTAAAAACAGAAATTAAGATTGAGCCTTATCCGAAAGGTGGTTGGTATGTTGTTGAGCGAGTTGGTGGAAAGGTTTGGTGGCAGTCATCAAACTACCAATCGTTAGAGCTTGCTGAAGTGCGGATGAAAGAGCGTAAAGAGCTAAAAGACAATATGGCTAAATTGCTTGATAAAAAGCTTGCTGAGCGTCTAAAACCAAGAAGTGGACTAGCAACAAAGCCAACATTAGTTAAGCGTATTTCAAAGGCTAAGATGCGTTATTTAAAACGTTTTGATGAGTACAACGAAATGCGCAATCAACAGCCTGAATCTGAGCACCAAGCTGAATTCCAACTTACTGAGATTCATCGTCTTTTTGGCGTACACGCAACCACAATCGAGCGAGCGATTTACTATCGCCAAATCAAGCCTCGAGGCAAAAAATTAATCAGAGGTCATTGGGTGAGAGCATTTAAATACGAGGATTTATGCTCTTACTTTGACATATTGAGAGGTATTCCAAATGGAAACGATGCAACGACAATGGGAAATGGCTAGTTTTACTGCTTATGATAAGGCGCAAGAACAATATGATGCCTATGGTCGGGCGATAGAAATGGAAATAGAGAGCATTAAAGAAGATATCGCTAATTGTGATGATGATGTTATCTGTGTTTTTAGAGAGAAGATGCTTGATTATGATGAGGTTATCAATGCCTTTGATGATGATACATTTAATGATGATGAATTTATAAAGGCGGTCGCACTTGGTACTGACTATGAAGAAATTCGAATTAAAATCTTGGTCGCTATGGCAGAAGATAGATTAGAACAGCTAGAGGAAGATTATCGAAAAGGATATATCCTTAATGACTAGCCAATAAAGGTGGAACAAAATGACAAATCAATTACAAAACAATCAACAAGTAAAAGCTCCCGTTAAGCATAAAACACTTCGGGAGCTTTTTAATGACCCTATTATTAAGACCAAAGTCGAACAATTGATCGGAAAGAACTCTGCGACATTTGCGACAAGCGTGATGCAGATTGCCTCCAGTAACGCACTATTAAGAAAAGCCGAACCATCAAGTATTTTTAATGCAGCTTGTATGGCTGCAACCTTAAATCTACCACTTCAAAATGGGCTAGGATTTGCCTATATCGTTCCTTTTAACAACAAAAAGGAAAACAAGATAGAGGCGCAATTTCAACTAGGTTACAAAGGATTAATTCAACTTGCTCAACGTTCTGGGCAGTTTAAAAGATTGGTCGCTGTGCCAGTGTATGAAAAGCAATTAATCGAAGAAGATCCAATTAATGGCTATGTGTTTGACTGGAAACAAAAACCAACGCAAGAAGAAAAGCCTGTTGGATATTATGCTTACTTCGAGTTATTAAATAGCTTTACTGCTGAATTGTATATGACAGAGGCGGAAGTTGATCAACATGCACAACGCTATTCTCAAACCTACCGCACTTACCTTGACAAGAAAGCAAAAGGACAATGGGCTGCAAGTGTTTGGGCAGACAACTTCGAGGCGATGGCATTAAAAACAGTGATGAAGTTATTGCTATCAAAACAAGCTCCGTTATCGGTTGAAATGCAACAAGCGGTATTAGCTGATCAAGCCGTTGTGAAAGATGCCGAAAAGCAAGAATTCAACTACGCAGATAATATTCAAGATGCGAGCTTTGTAACGGTTGTAGATGACGAGACATTTAATAACTGTAAACAAAGCATTATCAACGGTGAAACTACTCTACAAGACTTGTGCGATAGTGGAGCTTATGAGTTTAGTCAAGAACAGATTGCGGAATTAGAGGCGATTGAAAATGGAAATGTACAAGCTGAAAGCTAGATGCTCTGGCTTGGCTGATTTAATGGTCAAACCGAAAAGCGGTGGCGGTATATCTGCCACTGCTAAAAGTGCGGTGAGAAAAATAGTTAAGTATGACCTATTCGGCTATCAAGATTTTGAGGGCAACAAATACACCGAAAAAGGCATCGCACTTGAAGAACAAGCTATTAAATTAAGCGGTCGCAAGCGTGGACTAGCATTAAAGAAAAACGAAGAAAGACGGGAAAACGATTGGATTACTGGTGAATGTGATATTTACGTTCCAACCAGAAAACTAATCATTGATACTAAATGCTCGTGGGATATTGGCTCGCACCCTTTCTTTAGCGACGAGGCGGAAGAAAAAGCCAAGAAAGCCGGTTATACAATCCAAATGCAAGGTTATATGTGGCTATGGGATTGTGAAGATGCCCAAATTGATTTTGTACTCTTACCTACTCCATACGAGCAATTATCAAGCTATGACAATCCAGAACGATATATTGACTTAGTGGAGCAAATACCACAATCAAAACGCATTACAACCGTTACAGTTAAACGTGATGACAAAATCATCGAAGAAATCAAAGAGCGAGTTAATGCTGCTCAAGAATATTATCAACAATTAATTAAGGAAATGAGCTAATGGCTGGAATTAATAAAGTAATTATCGTTGGCTTTCTAGGCAATGATCCTGATGTGCGCACAATGCCTGCTGGTGATCTAGTGGTAAATATCAGCGTTGCAACAAGTGAAAGCTGGACGGATAAAAACACAGGCGAGAAAAAAGAAGTGACCGAATGGCATCGCATTGTCATTTATCGAAAACTAGCCGAGATCGCCGCTCAATATCTACACAAAGGCTCTCAAGTGTATATTGAGGGAAGATTAAAAACTCGCAAATGGCAAGACAATAACGGTCAAGATCGTTACTCTACTGAAATCCAATGCGATAACTTGCAAATGCTAGGTGGTAGAAACCAAGATGCTGCACAAAATCAGCCGCCTAAACAACAAGATAAACAACAAAAAGCACAATCTAAACCTCAACAATCTGAGCCACCAATGGATGCTTTTGATGACAACATTCCATTTTAGTGAGGTGAGTTATGGGCAAGAAAATAACCTTAACGTACTTTGATAACAAACCGATAGAGCTTGATGTTGATGATATTGAACACGTTGGAGGAGATGTTGAAGGTCGTACTTTTGTTGATACGAAAGACAAATATTGTCATTTTGTAAAAGAAAGTCAAAGCCGAGTATTAAAAATGATAGAGACCGCCAAATAAGGCGGTTTAAGTCGGAGGTTTTATGATTGAAACTATAAAGGAAACATCGTTCAATGATGAGATTAAATTATCTTTATCCTATGACGACGTTGAAGATATTTATATTGTTGACATAGACGTTGTTTATCATGGTGAATTCATTTTTACGCTCTTAAATCAGGATTTTTCAAGTAAATCAGATGCTTTAAAGTGCTATAACAAAAAGCACGAACAAATCGAGAAATTGTACACAAAATGTTAAACAAGAACCGCCAAATAAGGCGGTTTTATTTTAGGTAAATTATGAACAAAGAACAATTAGAACACGAATTAGCAGAATTACACGAGAAAGAACAGAGTTTAGAAAAAGCTCTTGAGCTTGTGCGTGAGAAAATCCGTGAGTTAGTTAATTACACAGATAAGAACAAGGTGTAAAAAATGAAAGAACAACAAAAGAAATATGAGCTAACTGATGAATTTATTGAGTCATGTAGTGGTAAAAAGTTATACAGAATTAGAGCGTTGGTTACATTTGGCTCTGTTATGGCTGGACAGCTTGGTGGTTTTATTGAGTCAGAAAAAAATTTAGATCAGTCATTGCACGGTAACGCTCAGGTGTGCGGTGACGCTTGGGTGCACGGTAACGCTCAGGTGTACGGTGACGCTCGGGTGTACGGTAACGCTCATGTGTACGGTAACGCTCGGGTGTACGGTGACGCTTGGGTGTACGGTAACGCTCGGGTGTACGGTGACGCTTGGGTGTACGGTGACGCTCAGGTGTACGGTAACGCTCGGGTGTACGGTAACGCTCAGGTGTGCGGTGACGCTCAGGTGTGCGGTGACGCTCAGGTGTACGGTGACGCTCGGGTGTGCGGTGACGCTCAGGTGTACGGTAACGCTCTGGTTAGATCTTATGCTGTAATTTCAGAACGGAAAATGATTTTTTTTGCCAGCAATGTTGGCTCAGAAAACGGTACACTAACTGTCTTTAATGGTAAAGACGGGCTAATTGTAACACGTGGCTGTTTTACTGGCACGGTTGATGAGTTTTTAGAGAAATCTGCCGAAGTGCATGATGATAAAACAAAATATGAATACAAATTGCTAATTGAAGTAGCAAAAAGTCGAATCTTAGGAGTTAAAGATGAATGAGATTAATGTGAGCATTCCTTATTCGTTTTTTAAAAATCTATTTGAAGATTCTTTTAAATACAATCTAATGCCAACAACTGATGAGCGAGCAGATGTATGTATTGAAAATGTTAAAAAGTATTGGGTTTTGCTTAATAGCGGAACTAGAAATGAGTTAATTCGGCTATCTAAGTGCTATATATCGCTAAATGGAGCGAGAAAATACAATGTGAAAGATTTTCTCCAATGGGCTGAAAATAATCTTCACAAACAACACAAAACAAGCACGCAACGACCTTTGGTTGATGTTTTGCCAGTGGTAAACATGAGTAAGTAGGTGGATATGATTGCTTGGGCATTATTCGATAGTGGAAATGGTTGTTACACGCAGGCGGCTAAATTATTCAATGAAAGCAATAGTGATGCCATCGAGATATATCCAATCGGTATAGATATTGAAAATAAGAATGACCATTTTATTAATCTTAATTTAGCTGATTATAGTCGTATGTTTGGCGATAACAAACTATTCGATGAGCTTGATAAGCTACCTAAACCTGATCTGATTATAGCTAGTCCACCTTGTGAGAGTTGGTCGGTTGCAAGTGCAATGTGGGGAGGAAATGCAAGTTGGAAACAGGAAACTGGTGTAGTAAATCGTGAATTATCAAAATTTACGGTTAGAAGTCGTTCGGATTATGATTTACCGCATGTCCAATTTAAATATGACCGCTCTTTCCTAAACCGTATTAATGGTGAGCTTTGTATCTATAACACAATCGAGATTATCAAACGATATGAGCCTAAAGTTTATGTAATAGAAAATCCGGCAAGCAGCAAGATTTGGCATTATATAAATGATATTTTGAATTTTCCAATACCGTTTGACAACCTAGCGCATTACCATTGCTATGGTTATCCACTACGTAAACCAACACGATTCAAAAGCAATATCAATTTAAGATTAAAAATCGACAATAAATTGTCGCCAGCTATGGGATTTCAGAATTTCTCAAGATCATACAATAAAAGATCGAATATTCCACTTGAATTAATAGTGGATATATACAAAGCAGTAAATCAATATTTAATAAATCCAATAGGCGTTCCAAGTGATCGCCTTTTGTTTTAGGGAGAAATAAAATGAAAGAATTTAACTTAGATTCTCAAAAATGGCTTGATTTCATGAAGAGTATGATGGAGTAAGTATGAGTGAGAAAGTTTATGAGTTTAAAACTGTTATAGATTTTTTACAGCTAACAGAAGAAGAATTTAAACGTTTTTTACCTGATTTTATTCATTGGTTTTCTTTACGTAAAAAACTCCAAGCAGAACAAGCTGCGCTCAATGATGTATTTGGAGGTCGTTTAAAAATCACTCCAGATCCTGTTATTAAATGGATAGACGATGGAAAAGCCGGAGAAGTAAATTACACTGTAACGATTAAACAAATCGGAGAGCGAGAATGAAAGCCTTTACAGAATGGTTAATTTATTTATTAACAGGAGCGTATGTTATTGCAATAGCTGGAGCTGGAGTAGGATTATTTCTTGGCGTGGTGTGGAAGATTATCAAATTGGTGGTGTGATATGAAAGAAAAAGAATTAATTGGGAAAATCGCTCAATGGGCGAAAGATAGAAACCTTATTTTAGGCTCTACTCCACAAAAACAATTTATCAAGCTAATGGAAGAATTTGGCGAGCTTTGTGCCGGTATCGCACGAAACGACAAAGAGAAAATCAAAGATAGTATTGGTGATTGTGGTGTGGTTTTAATTATTCTCAATGAGCAATGCCATATTGAGAATAATTTGATTTTTACTTGGAAATTTCAAATTAAAACACCTGAAAATCAGATTAAATACACTATGCGCAGCTTGAATGATTTGTCTTGGTTGATTGCTAACGGCAATGGTTGTAAGTACGTTTTAGATGACCTTACTTTTGAGATTGGCATTTACGCTCACTATTACGGATTTACTATGCTTGAGTGCTTGGAACACGCTTACGAGCAGATAAAAGACCGTAAAGGGAAAATGATTGACGGAGTTTTCGTTAAGGAAGAAGATTTGAATAAGGAGTAAATATGACAGCACCATCTTTAGCCTATCAAGATGCAATGAATGGGATTGCTATTTTATATGACGAATTAGCTTATGCGGAAAATGAGTTAGATAAATTAAAAAATCCATGGATTAAATGTTCGGAGCGTATGCCTGAATTAGATGACGATGGTCGTAGTGAAATGGTACTTGTTGTTGGAAAAAAGAAAATTATCCAACAGAATTTTTTAGTAGATGATGAATGGGTATTCCCTATGGATATAACTCATTGGATGCCTCTTCCAGAATTACCAAAGGAGTAAGTATGAGTGAATGGATTAAATGTAGCGAGCGAATGCCTGAGTTAGACGATGATGGTTATAGCTACCCAGTGCTATTGTTCGGGAAAAGAAATCATGTAGAGTCGTATAAGCAATTTGTAGGTTATCTAGATAGTAATGGAGTGTTTTATTTTGACGCAGAATTTGATTGCGTTCCGTGCTGCATGGTTAAATACTGGATGCCTTTGCCTAGACAGCCAAATAATAAAACATTGACAAGAATAGTTAATAAATTAAAGGCATTGCAATCAAATTCTGATATAGAGGCAGCGCATAACCAAGCGGATAAAATCCTATGTGATCTATTAAATTCGCTAGGTTATGATGATGTAGTCAAGGAATTTGAAAACTTAGAAAAATGGTATGCGTAAAGCATAGAAAATTTATAACCGCTCTTATGGGCGGTTTTTTATTGGAGAGAATATGGGAAGAGAATTTTTTGACGAATACTGCAGCCCAGAATTATTAGCTTTAATAACTGGATATGTTTGCCCTAAATATCAGATGAAAAGCTTGAATGAATTCGGAATTCCTTTTCTTCATCCAAAAGGAAATAGAAAATTCCCGCTTGTGTTACGATCTGATGGTGACAAGATTTTGAAAGGTGAGAAAGTGCAGCCGATTACCCAAACAAAGGAAAGAAGGCGGTCTGCAGTATTAAGTTAGTAAGGGGGGATATTATGGCACGTCCAAGAAAACGAATTAATCAAGGATTGCCACAAGGCTTAGTATGCCGTAATCGAAAAAGAGCAGATGGATCAATCGTGGTATATTACTACTACACGATGGCCGATAAAAAAGAAGTTGCGTTAGGAAAAGATAAACACATTGCTATTCTGGAAGCTGCAAAGCTGAATATGCAGTATCTCACGAAGAAAGACAATATTCTGTTTATTGAAGTGCTTGAACGATACGAAAAAGAAGTTGTGCCGCTTAAAAAAGCGAAGAATACTCGAAACTCAAACATTCAGGCAATAAAGAAATTGCGCCAATATTTCCAAGATCCACCATTCAGCCTTGATGAAATAGAGCCTATACACATTCGTGAATATTTAGATTGGAGAAAAGACGTTAAACCAACCGCAAATATCGAAGTTGGGTTATTTGGCCACATTTGGAGCATGGCGAGAGAATGGGGGTACACTGAAAAGATTAGCCCATCTACAGGGGTTAAAAAATTCAAAGTGAATTATCGTGATGTGTACATTGAAGATTATATCCTAGATAAAATCTACGATTGTGCCACAGGGGATATGAAGGATATTATGGATGTAATGTATTTAACCGGACAACGTCCAATAGACGTGGTAAAAATCCATAGTTCGCACATCTACAACGATTTACTGCATATTACACAGCAAAAAACAGGTAAACGTGTTGCTATTAAAGTTATAGGTAAACTAAAAGAGATTATCGACAAGCGGATCACTGAAGAAAATCAGTTCCTATTTACGAATAAATGGGGGCGAAAGCTAGAGCGGAGATCGCTTACAGATTATTTTAAAGATACCCGTAATGCTGCATCAAGAAAATATAAAGAGCTAGCAGAAGAGATCAACCAAGTGCAATTGAGAGATCTTCGTGCTAAAGCAGCTACAGACCTTTCATTAATGATTGATGATGAACGTGCAAGAAAACAACTTGGGCACACTTCTGCACGGACTACTCAGCATTACATCAGAAAAGAAAAACCACTCAATCCTACCAAATAAAAAAGGCTCTTCAAATGAAGGGCCTTTTTGTCACAAATCACGTTCCGAAACGTTTTTAAAACTCATTGATTTTATTAAACTTTAAAATCTAAAAATAGCAAAATATTTCGGAATTAAAATTTACTTTAGATAGCGTAAATACTGGATTATGCTCTTTTGAAGTCAATGTGAACCAATTTTGGTTTGAATGGGTGACGTTGCATTGCTTGAACTTTCACTGCAACTTCTTTACCTTCAACCACTAAAGTGATTACATCGCTATAGAAAGAATCGTGAACTTGTGCGTTGTTTAATTCATCGTGATTTAAGATGATTGAAACAGGTGCTTCGCTGCCACCATAAATGATTGCAGGGATTTGACCGTTGTGACGCAGGCGGCGGCTCGCACCCTTACCTTGCGCTTGACGAACTTCAGCGTTAAATTTAAATGCCATTTTAATGTTCTCTTGATTAAAAGTTTAAAATAAAAAATTGCAGGCGACCCAGCAATTTTCCTAAATTTGCTCAAAGACAAACTTTGAGAGCGACGGATTATAAAATATTCAGTC